GATCATCTGGTGATTTGTGGTTTAATACTTCTTCTGGTAAATATTTTCATCATAATGGAAGCGGCTTTGTGCAAGCATCAATTGTTGCAGACAGTATTGTTGCTTCTTATGTTTATTCGGGCACAATAAATGCAGGTAATATTACGGCAGGTACTTTATCTGTTGATCGTATGCCTCAACTTGGTCAGGCAAATACCACTATTTTTTATAATAGTGTTACTAGGAACGGATCAGCGGCAAGTGTAACAACATCATTTTCTGGCGTAAAATCTGGCGCAAAATTTGTAGCTATATTATCAATTGGTGGGAATGCAGGTAATGTTCAATCTCCTTATGGTCGTGTAACCCCTACTGGATCAAGTGTTAGTTTAAATTCTTCAGCATATAGAGATATTTCATTCAAAGAAGGTGGAACAACAACTAGAGAATTTTACGTTATGTTAAGCACAGGCACGACATCAAGTAGTAGCGGAAGTGTTGGCTTTACTATTCAATTAAGAGGTAATGATAGTGGTGGTGGTTATACTTATGGCACACTTGCTGCATTGATATTGTCAGGTTAAAGATGGAATATACTTTATACAATTCAGATGGATCATGGCATGGGCATATAACTTGCTCTGAAGAAAGTTTGTCATCAATGATACCAGAGGATGGGTATCATGTAGAAGGGCATAAAGGCATATTATCAACTTGTGTGAACGGAACATTAGTTATTCCTTCAGATGAAGAGATTGAAACCTATCAAAATGAAGAAAATTTAATTGCATTTAGAGAAAACAGAAATGCCAAACTTACAGCATCAGATTGGACGCAAGTTTCAGACAGCCCTTTATCAGATAGCAAAAAAACAGAATGGCAGACATATCGTCAGATTTTACGCGATATGCCGTCACAGGATGGATTTGATCCTCTAAATCCGATGTATCCCTCTGAACCATCTTAGGGCTTCTATTATTTAGAAAAATGATGTAGAGTGCGAGTGCATATGCAATTTGAAACGGAGATTTAAATTATGGCAACTATAGCGGACAGGGTGTTTGATAACGGATTGACCGTTTTAGACACGGAGGCAAATAAAATAGTGGTGACTTCCCAAGAGGCTACAAGTTACACAGAAGCAAACGCAACTTATGCGTTGGGAAATTCAACATCACTTTCCATTGGATCACCTGCAGATAGATCAGGCGGTGGTAGAGAAGTAACTGCGGCTGCAATCACTGATGGTAGTATCACAGGAACAGGAACTGTAACCCATTATGCAATAATCGACACAAATAATAGTAGATTGTTAGTAACAGGTTCACTTTCTGCTTCACAATCAGTAACTTCTGGTAATACCTTCAGCCTTGCTTCTTTTACAGTGGGCATTCCAGACCCATCATAGGTTTTTTAAATGGTTCATCATAATCTAAGTGCCGTTTCAGATGAACACGGTAAAAAAATTGCTGAAAAAGATTTTTCGGTTGAGTTAAAAGAAAAAAATAAAAAAACCGAAGAAGATGATGTAAAAGACGAAAGCAAGTAAAGATGGTAAAATTTGCAGATCGGGTCAAGGTAGCTACTTCAACAACAGGAACAGGGACAGTTACTCTTGGGTCTGCAGAAAGTGGTTATCAAACATTTGCTGATGGCGGTATTTCCAATGGGGATACCGTCCGTTACGTTATTGAAGAAGGTACAGCTTGGGAGATCGGGCAAGGTACATACACGCATAGCGGAACAACACTATCAAGAACATTAAGCAGTAGTTCAACAGGGTCGCTTCTAAACTTAGGTGGTTCTGCCTATGTTTTTATCAGTCCAAGTGCGGCTGATTTAACTTTATCAGGAGCGGCTCATAATTTCACAGCCTTCACTGCAACATCAGGACAAACCTCATTTAGTGTAAATTACACAGTGGGAAATATTTTGGTGTTTATGAATGGTGCAAAATTAGATGCAGGTTCATTTACAGCTTCTAACGGAACTGCGGTTGTTCTTGGTTCTGGTGCCTCAACTGGTGATATAGTAGAAGTTGTTGAATATGGCGGTGCATCTGCAAATTATTCAACTACCGAGTTTACGGCAACATCTGGACAGACTGCTTTTTCTGGCAGTTATAACATCAACAAATCAGCCGTTTATTTAAATGGCATATTATTATTACCTACCACTGATTATACGATCAGTGCTTCGGCAGTCACGTTAGTTAGCGGTGCAAATACTGGCGATATTATACAAGTTCAACAATACGCAATTTAGGATTGAGACATGAGTATTAATAGAAATTTAGCAAAATTTGCGCCAAAAATAAATTCATCTGGTCAAGCCGCAGTTGCAACTATAACTGTTACAGTGGCAAACACAGGAAGTGGAAATAAATATTATTTTGACGGAACTTCGCAACAAACGGTTTCTTTGTCAAAAAGTATTACTTACCGCTTTGATAATTCTGATAGTACAAACAGTGGTCATCCCTTACGCTTCAGTACAACATCAAATGGGACACATGGCGGTGGTTCTCAATTCACCACAGGAATAACAACAGTTGGTACGGCAGGATCAGCAGGTGCTTATGTTGAAGTAACATTGGAGGCAGATGCTCCTGATATACTTTACTCTTATTGTCAATATCATTCGGGCATGGGTGGTTTGGTCAAGACCGCGCCAGTTGGTGATGCAAACTTTGCTAGTTTTGCAAGCACATTTACTTTCCCAACGTCAGACGGATCAGCTAATCAAGTGCTGCAAACAGATGGATCAGGAGCGATTTCATTTGGCACACCTGCGTCAAGTTATGGTAATAGTGATGTAGATACTCATTTAAATACAAGCGGTGCATCGAGTGGGCAGCTATTAGGTTGGAACGGATCAGATTATGCTTGGGTTGCAGACAGTGACACAAGCGGTATTGATAATCTTTCAGAAGATACAACTCCTCAATTAGGTGGTGATCTTGATGTAAACGGTCAGTCTATCGTCTCTGCATCAAATGGCAATATATCAATCACACCAAACGGCTCAGGCAAAGTAATTATTGATGGTATTTCGCATCCAGTAGCAGATGGTAATAGTGGTCAAGTTTTATCGACAGATGGATCAGGAAACCTTTCATTTGCTTCTGTTGGTTCGCTTGCAGGTTCAGGTATTCAAAATGTATCAGATGATAGCTCTCCCCAACTGGGCGGAGATTTAGATGTCGTTACTCACAGTATCGTTTCAACATCAAATAGAGATATAAATATAACTCCTAATGGTTCGGGAAAAGTTGTCTTGGATGGGTTGTCTTATCCACAGGCAGACGGCAGTGCAGATCAAGTTTTAAAAACGGATGGATCAGGTAATTTAAGTTTCGTAGATCAATCAACAGGGGGTGGTGGTGGAAGCTTTACTGCAACGGCATCAGGTGCTTTATCAGATGGTACTTTAGTCGCAGTCAATGCTGACGGAACAGTAAGCAATGTTTTATTCACAACGGATGCATCAGTTGGAAGTGCTACCAATTTTGACACTGGAAATTGTACTGATATGGCTGCGGTTTACGATGCAAACGCTCAAAAGGTTGTTATAGCGTATCGTAGTGTAACAAATACAAATGGTGAAGCTGTTGTCGGTACGGTCAGTGGAAATTCTATATCTTTTGGAAGTGTTGTTTCATTTAATGGAAGCACAGCAAGTGAAATATCAATAGCATATGACTCAACAAATAACAAAGTAGTGATAGCTTATAGAGATGATGGGGCGTCTGGATATGGTAAGGCCGTTGTCGGAACGGTCTCAGGTACGAGTATCTCTTTTGGCTCGGCAGCAACATTTGAAAGTGCTGGTGTTGAAGAAACTGGCATTGCTTATGATACGAATGCACAAAAGGTTTTAATTGCGTATAGAGACGATGGGAACAACCAATATGGTACTGCTATTGTTGGAACGATCAGTGGTACAAGTTTGTCCTTTGGGTCAGCGTCTGTTTATAATAGCGCAGGAACTAATAGTAATGCTGTTGTTTATGATGCAAACGCGCAAAAATCGGTAATTGGTTATATAGATAGTGCGGATCAATATGGTAAATGTGTTGTTGCAACCATAAGCGGTACGTCAGTTACTTTTGGAAGTGAAGCAACATTTGAAAATTCTGGCACATCTTATATCTCAGGTGTTTACGATTCAAGCGCACAGAAGGTGGTTTTTGCTTATCAAAATGGTTCAGACAGTTCAAAAGGTAAAGCGGCTGTCGGTACAATAAGTGGTACGTCAATTACTTTTGGAACTCCTGTTAATTTTGAAGAAAATGGAATATTTTATACTGCTATTGCATATGACTCAAATGCTTCAAAAGTTGTTATAGCTTACAGAGATCAAAATAATTCTAATTATGGGGAAGTTATATCAGGAACGGTAAGCGGAACTTCAATAACATTTGATAGCTCTACGGTTTTTGAGAGTGGTACTATTGGCGATGTTGGAATGGCATTCGATGCAGGTCAAAATAAAATTGTAATTCCTTTCAAAGACAATAGTGATAGTAATAAGGGTAAAGCTGTTGTTTTTACACCAACTTCTCAGAGTTCTATTTTAACATCAGAAAATTTTGTAGGTATATCAGATGGTGCTTATGCAAATGGTGCTACGGCAACAATACAAACGGCAGGTTCTACAGATGATGCACAAAGTGGTCTTACCGCAGGTCAAAGTTATTATGTACAAGCAAATGGAACACTAGGTTTATCTCCTGATACAATTGAGGTTTTAGCAGGTACGGCTGTTTCAGCAACAGAATTACTAATAAACCCAGACACAAACCCTGCAACTTTTGGCACTTCTCAAGTTGACGCACATCTTAATGTAAGCACAGCCTCAAGTGGTCAAATCTTGAGTTGGAATGGCAGTGATTACGCATGGACGGCAGACAGTGGTGGATTAAATGTAGTTTCTTCCCATTCACAAACATTAAGTTCTGATGCTACTGTTGCAGCAACAGATAATGCTATGTCAGTCGGTCCGTTAACAGTAGCAAGTGGGGTAACACTTACGATTTCATCAGGGGCGAGATACGTTGTAGTCTAATGAGTGAATTAAAAGTAGATACAGTTGTAAATTTAGCAGGTACAGGTAAGCCTAATTTTCAAAATGGGGTTACTATCAATGGTGCAGCTACGTCTACGCTCAACCTTAACGAATATACTGAAAGTTCTTCAGAACCTAGCAGTCCGAGCAATGGTGCTTTGTGGTGGGATACTGCTAATGAGAAAACTTTTATCTATGCAGAAGGAGAGTGGAAAGAAACCATCGGGATTGCTGCAAGTATTTCTTGGGGTGGGGATAGAGGCGTTACTGCACATGGTAACGGCACAAACACTATGAGCTATTTTGATATTACTTCTAGTGGAAATGCTACTGATTTCGGTGATTTAGGAAACGGAACAGATAAAGATTTGAGTTCTTCAAGTAACAGTTCAAGAGGTCTTTTTGCAGGGTTTGGAACTAATGATGCTGAAATAGAATATATTACTACGTCAACAACTGGTAACGCTACTGATTTTGGCAATTTTTCTGGAAGCGATAAAAGTTATAGCGCAGGTGTCGGAGACGGTACTTATGGTGTTTTTGGCGGTGGTTACGTTTTTGCTTCTAATGGTCAAAATAACAACATTGATAGAGTTACAATAGCAACGACAGGTAACGGTACAGATTTTGGCGATTTATCAGATGGTGGTTTCCAATGTGCATCAGGAAATGATGCTACTAGGGGTCTTTTTGCAGGTGGTATTAGGTCAAGTAATCCAAGTGATGTAATTGACTATATAACTATGGCAACAGCAAGTAACGCAACCGATTTTGGCAACACATCGGTTACACGAAAATGGTACTCAGGTTTTGGAGATTTAACACGGTCTTGCTTTGGTGGCGGTCTTTTACAATCAGGAAGTTCAAACGTAATAGATTATGTCACTACACAAACAACTGGAAATGCTACAGACTTTGGTGATCTCTCACAAAATATTTGGGGTATCACAGCAACTTGTAACACAACTACTGGAATATTTGCAGGTGGTTCTGGGTCAGTAGCTTTTCTGAATGAGATACAAAAAATTACAATACAAACCACAGGTAACGCTTCTGATCACGGTGATTTAACTGGTCAATCTTATAGCGGTGCTTCTACGTCTGGTGCAGCTTCTTAGGAGAAAAATATGTCAGAGATAAAAGTTGATACAATTGTAGATGCGGCAGGGACAGGGAAACCAAATTTTTCAAATGGCGTCACAATCAATGGCGCAGCACTTTCTACCTTAAATCTAGGTGAATATAACGCAAGTGGAACTGAGCCAAGCTCCCCAGAGAATGGCTCTATCTGGTGGAATACAACAAGCGAAAAAATATTTATTTATATTAATGGTGAATGGAAAGAAACAATCATAATTCCTCCGACTCCTGTTTTCTACGGTGCTCGTGGTTTAACAGGCGGTGGTAGTTCTTCAAATGTTATAGACTACATCACAATTGCAACGACAGGAAATGCAACTGATTTTGGTGATCTTGCTTACCAAAGGGATAGCCCAAGTGCGTTTAGTGACGGTACATATGCGTTGTTTGTTCATGGATCGACTAATGGCGGTTCAACAGGAAGTAAGCAGATAGATTACGTTACTGTAGCTACAACTGGAAATGCCTCAGATTTCGGTGATGCCGTTGTAGGTTCTCGAGACTTGGGAGCAGGCGGTCAGAGTGACGGAACGACTGGCGTTTGGGGTGGTACTTACAGTGGAACAGCCCTTGATTACGTGACGATTGCTACACCTGCAAATGCTCAAGATTTTGGCGATTTGACGGAAGCAGGTAGGCAAAAAAGTGCGGTAAGTAATGGGACAAGAGGCGTTTGGATGGGTGGTAATTACGTTGGATATTCCAGAACTAAAATGGATTATATTACTTTTGCTACTCCTAGTAATGCTACAGATTTTGGTGATCTTACCCAAGCTCGATATGGTGGCGCGTCTGCTCACGATCTTACCAGAGGTGTTCTCGCAGGGGGTCGAAATGACGGTGGCAGTTATTTCAATACGATGGATTACATCACTATAGCAAGCGCAGGTAATGCAACTGATTTCGGTGATGCAACACAGTCAGGAGAGCATTCAAATGGTGGGATGAATGATCTAACCAAGGGCGCATTTAATCTTTCCAGTAGTGGAAGTTCTAGCAATGTTATTATGTACATCACAATCCAAACAACTGGTAATGCAACCGACTTTGGCGATCGAACCACAAATAATACTGGTGTGGCGCATACCGCAGGGGCATAGGAGAATAATATGTCAGAATTTACAACAAGAAAAATAACAGATCGTGCAGGTACTGGGGCACCAAGTTTTACATACGGTTTAAATTCTGGAGGCTCTGATAGCGGTTTAATTGGGAAGGCATACACTTCATCAGGAACAGAACCATCTTCTCCAGCAAACGGTGATCTTTGGTACGACAGTGACAATGATAAGCTTTATTATTATGTAGCAGGTGAGTTTAAGCAGATTACTCACTCTAATGCAGTCACGAAAATTGACAGTGGAGCTAGGGCAACCATTCATGGTGGTTGGATTGGGAGCGCATCAAATACCATTGAATACTTTGACATAGGCACATTGGGTAACGCATCAGATTTCGGGGATTTGACCCACGGTCGGTATAATCACGCTGGTGGAAGTGACGGAACAACTGGGTTTTCTATTGGCGGAACTAATGGATCAAATAGAGTGTACAATATTGATAGGTGGACAATAGCTACTACTGCAAATGCAACAGATCATGGGGATTTAACAAACCGACCAGAATACCCTGCTTCTAATTGTGATGGAACTATTATGGTTGTTTGTACAGGTACTAATAATAGTTCGACACTCATTAATGTTCTCGAAAGATTTACAACCGCTTCAGCAAGCAATGCGTCAGATCATGGTGATATGACTGTTGCAAGAGAATATAATGGAGGTGGGATCAGCAACGGAACTATTGGCACATTCCAAGGTGGAAATACTGCTTCTGGCACTAGTAACTTAATAGAACAAGTAATATTGGCAACAGCATCAAACGCTACAGATTTTGGTGATATGACAACTGCTGCTCTTGGGTGTGTGGGTACATCTAATCATGTAAGAGGTGTATTCAGCAGACCTAATGGTGGAACTGGTAGCAATGTTTTAGAATACATAACAATCGCTACGGCAGGTAATTCTACTGATTTTGGTGATTTATCGGGTCCTAAATGGGGTCCTGCTGCGTGTGCTAATTTAGACGATAGAGGTGTTTTTTGTGGCGGTAATGATCCCTTCGGAAATCAAGGAGGCTCTAATGCCTACAGACGAAAAGAAATTGATTACATTACCATTTCAACAACTGGAAACGCAGCGGATTTTGGAGATTTAGCAGCGCAGGTATCAAATTTTGTAAGTGGTTCTTCGGGTGCAGCTTCTTAGGAAAATAAAATGAGTGATGCAGAATTTGAAAAGATAACCAACAGTGCAGGTACTGGCGCGCCTAATTTTACTTATGGGTTAAATAGCGGTGGGTCGGATAGCGGTCTTGCAGGTTTTGCATACACGGCAAGCGGTACTGAACCAAGTTCCCCTGCGAATGGGGATGTCTGGTTTGATACCACAAATGACAAATATTACACTTATATCAACGGAGAATTTAAGCAGATAACGCATGAAAATGCTTCTTCATTTTGGGGTGGTGATAGAGGGTTTTTGATGGGTGGCTATAAATCTACAGGATTTACTGATGAAATACAATATTGGGATATGGCAACTGCTAGTAATGCCTCTGATTTTGGTGATATGACAAGTGCTAGGGCAGAAAATCAAGGATTAAGTGATGGTAGTAGGGGCATTTCTGGCAAGGGTTATATAACAGGATATACAAGAACAAATATTATAGAATACATAACTACTGCAACTTTAGGAAACGCTACTGATTTTGGTGATGCTCTGGGTGCGGCTGCACAAAATGGAAGAAACGGAGCTTGTGATGGAACATACGGACTTTTCTGTGGTCAAGACACAAGTGGTTATACAGATGTAATAGAAATTTTGACTGTGCAAACAACAGGCAATACAACAGATCATGGCGATCTTACTCAAGCTAGAATATATGCTCCAATGGCAAATGATGCTTCACGTTGGCTTGCTCTTGGTGGTTATGGGGCAGGTGGTCTTAACCAAACAAATATTATAGATTACGGAACTTTTACTGCAACAGGCGCTACTGATTTTGGCGATCTCATTACAATTGGCTATAATGCAGGTGCTTGTAGCGATGAGACGAGAGCATTAAAAGCAGGTGGCTATACTAACTCAAATCAAAATGCTATCGAATATGTAACAATTCAAACTACTGGAAATGCAACAGATTTTGGTGATTTAATACAGGCAAATCAAGGTATTGCAGGAATGTCAAATAATACTAATGGACAGTTTGCAGGTACATGGTCATATGCAACAAATATTCACACAGTAGTTATTCAAACTACTGGAAACGCTACCGATCATGGTGATTTGGCAACTGGTGTAGCATCTCCAGCAGGTTTTTCTGGTGCAGCCTCTTAGGGAAATGAAATGAGTACAATAAAGGTAAATACAATTGATAATGAAGGCGGTGCAGTTGATTTCCCAAATAAATTGACGGTGCGCGGAAATGCAATTGAACGAACTTATACCTCATCAGGCACTGAGCCTAGCTCTCCATCGGAAGGTGATTTTTGGTATGACACAGGCGGTGATGTTTTAAAGCATTATATAAATTCTGAATTTAAAACAATTTCTTTTCAAGCGCCAACTGTTTATTGGTATGGCGCTAGAGGTCTATATGCAGGTGGAACGTCTGGATCATCAAATCAAATTGAATATATTTCTGTAAACATTAGTTCAAACGCTACTGATTTTGGCGATCTTACTGTTTCAAGAGGTCAAATTGGTGCGGCATCAAACGCAACAAGGGCAGTTTGGGCAGGTGGTTATGAATATGGAAACTCTGCAAGATCAGATGTTATGGACTATGTGGCATTTGCAACCACAGGCAACGCAACGGACTTTGGTAATTTAACAGCCGCAACAAGTGCATGTTTTCATAGTGCAGTTGGTGACGGAACTTATGGGTATAGAACTGGTGGAATTATTCAAAGTGGCTCTGGTAGTAGTCCTGTCAATAATATAGATAAATGGACACAGGATACGGCAGCAAATGCTTCAGATCATGGTGATTTATCACAAGCAAGAGGATATGCTGGTGCAGCTTGCGATGGAACAAATGTTGTCGTAATGGGCGGTTATATAGCGTCTAGCCCATACAGAGTAAATACAATTGATACCTTCACCGCAGGTTCTGCAAGTAATGCTACAGATTTCGGTGATCTTACTGTTGGAAGACAAGCAGGTGGTGTTGGTTACGATACGACAAGAGCCGTTTTTGCAGGAGGTTGGTCACCAAGTGGAGCAAGTAACGTAATAGATTATGTGACAATGGCAAGCGCAGGTAACGCTACTGATTTTGGAGATATAAGCGCAGGGGAATATGCGTCAGGTACAACTGATGCAACATTATGTTGTTTTGCAACTGGTTCTGCATTAGGCGCAAACATTCATAAGATAACAATTCAAACTTTAGGAAACGCGGCTGATACTGGATATGACCTTTTAACAAGTTATTCCAATGGCGCAGGTGGTACATCAGGAAATGCTTCTTAGGAGAGAAAAATGAGTACGTTAAAAGTAAATACTATTGGGAACAAAGGTTCAGCGGTTGACTTTCCTAACAAGCTTACGGTTAGAGGAAACGCAATTGAGCAAGGTTACACGGAAAGCGGCACAGAACCATCATCACCAAGTGAAGGAGATATTTGGTGGGATAGTACCAATGAAGTCGTATACCAGTATGTAAATGGTGAATTTAAATCTATCTCAATAGCTCCACCTTTTACTTGGGGTGGTGACAGGGGTCTTCACGCTCATGGATACAATTACACAAGTAATTACATGAATAGCATTGATTACTTTGATATTACATCAAGTGGAAATGCGTCTGACTTTGGCGATTTAACAGTAAGTAGATCACCTTGCGCTTGCGGAAATTCTTCAAGAGGTCTTTTTGGTGCAGGTAATAGTCCAAGAGTTAATACAATAGATTATGTAACAACTTCAACCACAGGTAACGCAGTAGATTTTGGTGACTTGTCTCAAACAAAAAATGCGCTTGCTTCTGCATCTAATGGAACAAGAGCTTTATGGTTTGGAGGCTATGTTTCAGACTATGCAAATAATGTTATTGAGTATGTAACAATTGCTACAACTGGTAATTCTACTGATTTTGGCGATACAACCGCAGGATCAACCAATGGTGCAGGAATAAGTAATGAAACTTATGGTTTGGTTGCAGGTGGATTTGGTGTTGTAAGCGGTTCTGGAACTAACAAGCAAACCATTGATAAGGTAACAATTGCTACCGCAGGAAATGCCACTGATTACGGTGACCTAACAGCCGCAAAAGATTGTTTACAAGGTGCTTCTGACGCTACAAGAGGATTAATTGGTGGTGGATATAGTAGTGGTTCAAAAATAGATGTCATAGAGTACGTTACTGTAGCAACAGATGGTAATGGTACTGATTTCGGAGACTTAACGGCCATACGAAAAGGTTCTGCAACAAGTAATAGCACTTATGCAGTATTTGTTGCAGGTGAAGATGCAAGCGGTCTCACAAATGTTTTGGAAATAGTAACGATACAAACCACAGGGAACGCTACTGATCACGGTGACTTAACAGCTAACAGTGGTAGCAGTGGATCGTGGTCGGGAAATGCTGCGTAGGAGAAAAAAATGACAAACGTAATTACAAAACCGATAACTTTTTCTTTGCCAGTAGAGGCAAGTAAAAATATCAATCAAGTTGCGGCTGCAAAGGTCGCAGAGAAATTGCCAGAGATTGCAAAGGCAACAAGGGCATTTGATCGTAATAATTCACAAACAACATTGAACATGATGACATTGACAATGCTTAATGGTCACTCACCATATCGAATGTTACGTCAAATTACTGCGGAAGTTGAGAAAAGAGAAAATGCTTTGAATGAAGCGCAGGTTTCTCATGCAGAAGTTCGTATGGAAATAATAGAGCTAGAAGGTTCAAGTGATGCTGTAAGTGAAGCAAAGCTAAGACAGAAACGTCATAACCTTATTCAGATGGAAAATAAAATAAACGGTTCTATAAAAGACATTGCTACGCTTATTGATAGTTATGATAACATCAAGGAAAACTATGGCATTGATGAATGGGATGAAGTGGCTTTTGAAAGAGAAGAAAAGCGTCACCATGTTCGCAGGGGATTTGAATTAATGTATAGGAATTTAATGGACGGTGGTAGAGCTTCCACAGCAACCATTGAATATATGCAACAATACGGAGTGCATCCACAGTTAGCTTTGACAGAAGTTTCTGGATATATCAAAGTCACGGCTGATCGGATTGCAAAAAAAGAGTTGCTACACAGCAATGATCTAGAAAGCTTTTTAGATCAGATGGCAGATAAGTATTATAAAAATGCAGATATTACCGCAGAAAGAATTTTTGGTAAGGCCGATTTTCTTAATACAGATTATATGTTACAACTGGAAAAGTCTAAGGAGTCAAAAGAATGATTATAGAATATAAAATGCACATGACCGCAGGGGGTATGCGTACCCCAGAGTGGGTAGAAGATGGTGGTTATTTCCCTGATGATGCTACAAATACAAAAGTAGGTTGGTCACCAGATGAAGCTGATCGGGAGTATTATGTTCCTGATACAGTGACAACAATGACAGCTTCAGAGCTTGAAACAAAAGTTCTTGCCATGCACTCATCAAATAAATTTCAAAAAACTAAAGATGATGGAACAATGGCTGACATGACAAATGCAGAAGTCAAAACAATGGTTTCTGATTGGGTTGCTGCTAGGTCATAAATAAATGTTTGGATTTGCACCAATTGCATCTGCACCGATTGCGGATGATGCTGTTGTCAATGAAGTTACAGTTACAGTCACAAGCATTGTTTCTGGAACACCTTTAATTGCATCAGTTGCACTTACGCAAGTCCATTCACTCACAGCAACGTCAGTTGTCTCTGGAACTCCTGTTGTGCAATCCAGTGCAGCAAGTGTAATTTCAGTTATTACCGCAAGCTCACTTCTTACTGGTGCATCTATTGTTGCAAATACATCTATTGTATCAGAACACGCATTAACCTGTTCAAATGTAGCCTGTGCGCCACCAGTAGCTGCGTCTACTGCTTTAACGCAAAATCATGACCTCACAGCCCAAAGTGTTGTTTCTGGCTCTCTCAGTGCGCCTACAATCAATATGGGTGAAGATGAAACATTCACAACACCGTCAATTACGACAGGTGTTCCGTCTGTTCCAGCATTACCATTAATAGTTGCTCAATCTTTAACTGCAACTTCTGTTGCATCAGGTAATTCTGTTGTTGCGTCTGTTGCTATGACAGAAGATGAAACACTAACAGCTTCAAGTGTAATTTCTGGAGCATTTGATGTAGGTTCAACCGCAATAGTCGGTACACATACACTTACAGCTTCAAGCGTATTGTCAGGAACGCCAGTAGCAAATAATGCTAATATGGCTGAGTTTGAAACTCTTACAACGGCAGATTTAGATGCAGGTGAACCGCAAGTTGGAAGTCCTGCAATAACATCTGAACAATCAATTACAGCTTCTTCAGTAGCAGCATCAATACCAAGTATTGCTTCCCCTGCATTAACTCAAGTTCATAGCATTACAGCTTCCAGTGTTGCTGCATCTAATCCAGTTATTGAAAGTCCAGCACTCACAATTGTAGTGCCATTAACTGCTAATGATATTGCAAGTGGTAATCCAAGTGTAGCTGCTACTGATATTGGTCAAGTTTTTGATCTCACGGCTACATCAATTGCAACAGGATCACCCATCGTTTCAAGCGTCAATATGGCAGAAGATGAAACCTTTGTTCTTGATAGCGTTGCATCAGGAACACCTTCTGTTGCAACACCAACGATAGGACAAGTTCATGCCTTAACAGCAACTGGCATAACAACAGCAAATCCAGTTGTAGATCAAGCAACAATGGCAGAAGCAGAAACCCTTGTTCCTGTCAGCGTTGTATCTGGTACACCTGCACTTCCAGATAATATTTTCCCTTCATTGCCAGAGGGTCAATTGCCATTGCAATTAGTTGTAGGTGGTTCTCCAAGCGTAGGTTCGCCAGTTCTTACAATCAAGATAGTACTGAATGCAAATAATGTTGTAAGCGGAACACCGACATTGCCAACATTGGTTTATGATATAGGTTTAGCACCAAGCCTTGTTGCAGGAACATCTGGTCCGAATAAAGTGGTTTTAGACGCAAGTAAAAATTTGGTATTACTTGATGCAGAAGGTTCAAATGCAATAGGTGGATAGGAGAGAATAATGTCATTTACAATTAAGAAAGACGATACAAGTCCATTTCTTGTTGCCACACTTCAAGACCCAAATGGAACTGGTTTAGATTTAACTGGTGCCACGGTTGTTTTTAATATGGGTGATTTAGATGGAAATAGTGTTGTCACTGATGGAGCTTGCACAATCATCGGAGAAGAAACTGGTAGAGTTAGGTATGGATGGGTTGCGGCTGATACAGCAAATGCAGGGATATTTAGAGGAGAGTTTACGGTCACTTTTGCAAGCGGACGAAAAGAAACCTATCCAAATTCCACAACAATCCGTATCAGAATAAAAGATGATGTGAATTAATGAAACTTTTTGATACATATATGGGTTATGTAATTGCTATTTCTACAGCAATGCTTGCAGGTATTTGGTGGTTGATGAATAATATTCTTACCAACAAATCTGAAATAAGATTATTAAAACATCAAAACGATATAACAAACAAACTTCTTGATGAGTTGCGTAACGATCAAAAAGAAATGAGGCGCGACATTCAGAGTTTGCTTTCAAAGTAGGTTTGTAATGGACCCTGTTTCATGTGTAGCATTAGCAACAGGCGCATTTAAAGCACTCAAAGGTGCGATTGGTGCAGGTAAAGATTTGCAAGATATGACTGGTCAACTTTCTCAATGGGGAAAAGCTTTTTCTGATTTTACAAATATTGAAGAAAGAGAAAAAAACCCACCATTTTGGAAAAAAACATTCAAAGGTTCAGACGAAGAAACAGCCATTGAAATATTTGCCAATAAAAAGAAAATGGAACAAATGCGAGCGGAAATAAAAGAACACATCACTTGGCATTATGGGAAAAGTGCATGGGATGAAGTGTTGCAGATAGAAGCAAGTATGAGAAAAAGACGAAAAGACGAATTATATAGGAAACAAGCTCAAATAGATAGTTTAATAAATTTTGCAATAGGTGCAGCAATATTCGCAATAGGTGGAGGGATATTGTTCATTGGGTTTTATATTTTAGGTCAATGGCAAGGAAGATGGTAAATGTGGGTTTTGCTTTGGTTGCAGGTCATCAGTGGTACGTTCGATCATTATCACGTTGGTAGTCATTCTAGTGAAGAAGCTTGCAAGGCTGCTTTATCAAAAGCAAAGGTGCTTGTTACAAATCAAAATTCAAAGGTTGTATGTATTAAAATAGAACGGTGATACTTAAGGAATGGCGCGGAAAATATATAATATATGACAAGAATGGTAAAATAGTTATAATTACTCGAGATAAGAAAATAGCAATAGGTTTTGCAAGGTCAAAAAAATGACAGAGTTTGATAAAGCAGATACGAACGGTGATGGTGTTATTCAACGCAAAGAATGGAACGCTCTTGCTCTTGAAGATCGTAGATTAGAAATAGCTGACAGAGATTTAAAACGAAATGCAGAAAGACGCTTTACTGGTTTTGCTTTAGCAGGGATGTTGATTTATCCATTTATAATTTTGTTAGCATCAGTTCTAGGTTTTGATAAAGCTGCAAGTCTTATAACTGATATTGCATCAGTTTATGTTATCGCTGCGTCTGGTGTCGTGGCTGCATTTATGGGATTTAATGCCTATAGTGCAAAAGCAGAACCTAAAAAATCTAGCATTACAATGGAGGAAAGAAATGATTGATCTACTCGGCAAGCTTGTCGATCCAGTTAGCAATATTCTTGATAAGGTCATTGAGGATAAAGATCAAAAGGCTAAATTAGCCCACGAAATTGCAACAATGGCAGAGAAAAACTCTCAAGCCTTGATGATGCAACAATTAAAAATTTTGCAGGCTGATGCTCAAGGAAACTGGTTTCAGGCGTCGTGGCGACCTCTGATTGGATGGATTGCAGGTATATCACTCGGTATAAATTACATGATCGCTCCTATTGCATTAGGGTTTGGCTTCGAAATACCACAAGCGGACATGTCTGTCATGATGCCCTTGCTTTTAGGTATGCTTGGTATTGGTGGAATGAGGTCATTTGATAAACTTAAAAAGACGGACAGTAAAAAATGAGTGATTTAAAAATACCAGTAGCGTTAGTCTTTGCAATGGCGATCCAACTCGTAGGTTTGGTTTGGTATATAAGCAATATCGTTCATGATATTGAGCATTTAAAAGGACAGGTTTCAGCACAGCAAGACATACTAGAACTTATCAATGCTGATGTTAATGATCTTTGGGCGTTCTGTACCTTTACTGAAAATAAATGGGCTGAAAGTTACACTTCCGATATGGTGTATGAGCGTGTTTGTGGGTCTAAGGAGTTTGTAAATGAGTGAAGCATTAAAGACATTACAGGAAAAAATAGGGGCTTCTCCTGACGGAGCTTTTGGTCCTAATACTGCTAAAAAGATTTGTCATCACTACGTTTTAAACGCAGAAAGAGGCGCTCATTTTCTTGGGCAACTTGTGCATGAAAGCGGTACATTTCGATATACAGAAGAAAATTTAAATTATTCTACTGAAGCAATTCTTAAGGTATTTGGTAAATATTTCAAAACCGAAACTGAAGCTGAAAGTTGCGCTCGTAACCCACAGGCATTAGCAGATCGAGTTTACGGACATCGTTACGGAAATAACGGACAGGGATATTTATGGCGTGGTCGTGGATTTTTACAATGCACGTTTAAAGAAAATTATGCCATGTTCGCAGATGATATGAATATTCCTGAGGTAATGAAAGACCCAGATCTTGTAGCTACAAAATACCCAATGGAAAGTGCTATTTGGTTTTTTAAAAGAAATGACCTTTGGGCGATTTGTGATGAAGGCGTCAAAGATGATACAATCAAGCGCCTAACCAAACGTATAAATGGTGGTTACAATGGATTAAAACACAGAAAAGAAGAAACCTACAAAATTTATGAATGGTTAAAATGAAGACCTCAATTGCATATTCTGGC